TGGAAGAACACGCGGCCATCCACCCAGACGGCGATGCCCTGCAGGATGTCTTCCCGATCTGTGCCTTTGGCGCGGTCGCAGCAGAACGTGGTGAGAAGATCCATGAACTCGCCCTTGCTGGTTGAGTCGGCCGGAACCTCAACGATGGTCAGGTTCGACAGCAAAACCTGGACGCGACCTTCCCATGCACGGGCACTCATCGTGCGCGGCATCAGGTTGATCTGATTCATGCAGTCACGCTGGAAAGCTTTCTGGTTAACGAACGCATCCGTGCCAAGCTCGACACGCTTGCCGTCCACGTCGAGGATCCAGATGGGCGGATCGCCGTCGATCTTAGTCAGTGAGCCGAGGTCACTTGCCCGTTGTCCGGGACCGATGCCGAACTTCCGCGTGAGACAAACATCCTTGTTGCAGAAGCTTACAATCGGTTGATCTTCACACTTATAGAAGTATTCTTTCTTCTTGAGTTGCGAGAGAATCAGTTCGACCTCTCGTGTCTCAAGCGGCGGCACCATGAAAGCCTTGTTGTATTTGTGCAGGTCCTCTTCCCATTTGTCTGGATTGGACATGCGGGCATAGACACCGAGGTTGAATAGGGCGTTGTTGCGGGAGCCCTCGCCAAACCCTTGGGCGGCGAGATGTTGGAGGCAGGGAGGCCCCTTTGGAAGAAGTTCGTCAGCCTTTTTTGGAGCAGTCTGAATATCAAGAAACTTGTCCGGATCCACACGCCGGCCTTCAGCAAAGTCTAGAAACTCTGCGGGAGCGAGACTTTCGCTGTCCTTGCTGTAGCCATATCTTGTGGTACGTGGGCCCGCAAAGTACGGCATATTCAGAAAATTCCCTGTATCGCCGCGGTCAGCTAGAATCTGCTGCTGCTTTGGAAATACTTCCGAACCACCAAAGCCAAGCATAGCCGCGATGCTGATCAGCTTAGGCTGAAGGTCCGCGGCCGGGACTTCTTTGTTGAAGAAAAAGAAAAGGTGTGCGCCGCCAGATTTGCTGCGGCATACCACGCCCGGAAGCTTGTGCTTCTCGACCTGCTTGATCAGCGCAGCGTGGTCAAGATTGTAGACGTCAATGTCGATAGCGCCCCAGTGACAGGCGTTGTTGTCTTTAATGGGGATGATGCCAAGGCCGGACTCACCCTTGAGGTGCTTGTCCCAAAGGTCCGTGGTCGGTGGTTCACGGAGCACACGCGCCGTCCCAGTCTTCTTCCCATCAGAAGCGCGGTCAGCATTTACACTGAACGTGCCATGCGCACGATCATTGCCAGCAAAAAGAGAATGGAAACGGGTGGCGAGTTCCATCGTATTTCTTCCCGAGGAAACGAAGGGGAGGCGCAAGGCCTCCCCAGTATGAAATTAGAAGGGTGCTTCGTCATCGACAGGGGCAGCGCGAACATCGTCGCGGCCCTGATCTTCTTTGACTTCGACCTCACCCTTCGCCACCGACTTCGAGAACTCGACCGCAAGGTTGAACAGGCTCTTGTCCTGTACAGGTCCGACGCGGGAGATTTCCCAACCGAACCACGACCCCTTGTCGTTACGCTCCTCGACAGTGCGCAGACGATACATCTGCGACATCATGGGCAGCGTGAACAGGTTGCCGTTCTTGCCGGTCGCCGTGAGCGACTGCATCTGGGTGGTCCACTTGCGAGCCTTCTTCAACTGTGTGCTCGTCATCGTGATGAGGCAGCGCTGCGGACCGTTCTCTGGATGCATGAGGATCACGAAGAACTGCGCGGTGTTGACGAGCAGGTTGCCATTTGGCAGCACGTCATTGCCACGGTCATCGCGAACCGTCTTGTTTACGATTGGGTCCGTTGACGGATAGCTTGCCACATATCCGCCGCCCTTCTCGCGCGGGCGCCATTCAACGTAACGGCGATTGTAGTAGCAGGGGATGACGGTGACGCCTTCCTCTCCACTGTAGGCTTCGTTTGCAACGGTGTTGTAGATGAAGCCCGGTTCTGCGCCCTGCACATATGCACCATCCCGCTTGTTCACTTGTGGCGACAACTGCGCGAGGATGCGCAGGAACGGAATGGACATGTCTTCCGTTGTAACCTGCTCCATGCCGAGACCGGCAAGAGCTTCGAAGTCATTCCCCATAACGGCGAGAGCCGTGGAGCTTTCTTCCTTCACTGCGACTGCGTTCTTAGCCATGGTTAGGCTCCTTTCTTGATGACGGCTTTCTTGCCGATAAAGATCCCGAACAGATCAGAGGGAATCTCCGATCCCTTTTCGAGCTGCTCTTTTACGAAGGCCTTCAGTGTGCTCGGATGAACAGACTGTTTATTCTGCGGCCAGTACCCACGATTGGTGAGGGCTTCCATCACATCACGTGCTTGGTTGTCCTCGCCTTTACCAAACTCCAACGACACCACGTTTTTGATGAGGTCGTCAAAGTCGTTCTCGCGCAGCCAACCGAAAGCGTCTTCCTGCTTGTCCTTGGAGATGTGCGCCTGCACAACCTGAGACACGGTGATCTTGGAACCATCCGCCATCTTCAGTTCTGACAGGCCATGCTCGGCCAAGGCTTCTGGCAGGAGTTCGCCAGCAACTTTCGCGAGATCCTGTTGCGCACGTTTCAGTTCTGTTTCCAGATCCTCAACGCGCTGCTCTAGTACAAGCTGTTGCCGAACGAGATCAGCAACGCCCTTCAGTTCACCTTCGCCAACTTTCGTTAGCTCAGTGGCAACGTCTTCGAAGTCAATCATTGGAGTCTCCCTCCGTTGGTTCCCACATGTCTACTTGGATAGGATAGTATTTCTCCTCCAGCCTATCCCACTTTAGAACCCGGAAACGTCCGTCGTTATATTCGGACGCCCAAGCACAGGCGAGCCCGATGCAGACCGGATCGCCGGCCAACACCAGGTAGTCTTCGTCGCAGAAACCTTCCAGACGATCTGCAATCGTGTTCGTGATGAGCGCGATGTCAGCGTCTGTGGCCTGCATGTCGGCGGGAATGAGGATCTCCAGATCACCGAACGCAAACGCGTTCGACAGATCCCGCCCTCGTACTTCTTGTGTGATGTAAACAGTCACGGCTTTCTCCCGTCAGGACTGCTAACGTAGGGCCTTGGTCAGTGGTTCGTCAAGCGGGGGTCTTGAAAATTTTTTCGGGATGCGTATTCTAATAGTCCGCCGACAGAAAGGGCCACACCATGAGCACAGTTTCCTACGACGATTATCCCTTCAAATATAAGCCTTTTCAGCACCAGAAGGACGCTCTCGCACGTTCTTGGAACAAGACGGACTACGCCTTGTTTGCTGAGATGGGTACGGGGAAATCCAAGATCATTATCGATTCGCTCGCGTTCTTATGGGATGCGGGTCAGATCGAAGCTGCACTGATCGTTGCGCCGAAAGGCGTGTACAAAAACTGGCAGATAACCGAACTGCCAAAGCATCTCCCTGACCATGTGCCACTAGATGTAGTGGTCTGGTCTCCGTCCAACACTAAAAAGCAAGAGGCCGAGCTGAAGCGCGGTCTCCAGAAGGACGACAAGTTCAAGGTTCTGATCATGAACGTCGAGGCGTTCTCGACAAAGCGCGGCACAGACTACGCCATGGACTTTCTGCGCAAGCACAGCGCTCTGATGGCAGTAGACGAAAGCACTACGATCAAGAACGTCCAAGCCAAGCGCACGAAGAACTGCGTGAAGGCAGGCATGATCGCCAAGTATAAGCGTATCATGACTGGCTCTCCCATCACCAAAAGCCCGATGGATCTTTATAGCCAGTGCTATTTCCTTGACCCAGACTTGCTTGGTTACAATTCGTTCTATGCTTTCCAAGCCAGATACTGCCGGCTGCAGAAGCGCAGCGTGGGGACGCACTCGTTTAATCAGGTCGTTGGGTATCAAAACCTGACCGAACTCACAAACAAACTGGATAGGTTCTCGTTCCGCATACTCAAAAAGGACTGCCTCGACCTGCCAGAAAAGATCTATATCAAGCGCACGGTTGAGCTGACCGATGATCAAGCTATGCTCTACGCGCGGATCAAGAAGCAAGCCATTGCAGAATTGGATGGCAAGCTTCTGACCGCACAGAACGTGCTGACCCAGATCCTCCGTCTGCAGCAGATTTGCTCCGGCTATTTCAAGGCCGATGATGGGACGATCATCAACATGCACAGCAACAAGTTCGATGAGCTGATGGCTGTGCTGGAAGAGGTGGATGGCAAGGTCATCATCTGGGCCAACTACACCTACGATCTGGAGATGATCCGTGATCGGTTGGCCAAGGAGTACGGCGCCGAATCAGTGCGCCTTTACTACGGGGACACGAAGGCCGAGGACCGTCAGCAGATGGTGATCGACTTCCAGAACCCAGACCATCCGCTGCGTTTCTTCGTCGGCCAACCACGGACCGGGGGCTACGGGCTCACGCTTACAGAAGCTTCGACCATGGTCTACTTCTCGAACAACTACGACCTCGAAGTGCGGCTGCAGTCCGAGGACCGTTGTCATCGTATCGGTCAGAAGAAGGCTGTGACTTATGTGGATATCGTCACAGAAGGCACGGTCGATGAGAAGATCCTGAAGGCCCTCCGCGAGAAGATCAACATTGCATCTGAAGTTCTCGCGGAAGGTTACAAGGAGTGGTTGATCTGATCACTTCTGTGTGTACTTGATCGAATCAGTCATGGTCTTGCCAATCTGCCGGCGGGCTTCGCGGATCGCTTCGATCTGCGCTTCCTTGGAAGCTTGATCGATGTTGTCGTTGTTACGAACCATCCGCTCCTGCCGGCTAAGATTGTTGAGCTGAGTACGAAGGCCGGAGATTGTGGCCTTCATCGCAAACAAGCCCTCGTTCTTTTCGATCAGGTCCATGGCCTTGTCGGCTGAACCTTGGGCCATGAACGTATTGAGCGCTGTCGTCAGGCCTTGCACTTCAGCAGACAGACGGTAGACGTCGGCCACGCCTTGAGCATTGGTGTTGGCTTCGGTCTTCAAGAACTTCTGCACCACCGGGTATTGCGTCCAGTCCTTGTCCACGCCACGGCCGGAAGCCGCGCGATACAAGCCATCGACGATACCGAAAATGCTGGTGCCAATCTGACCGCCGTAACCCTTGATCAAAGCTTCGGCCTGCACCGGCGAGATGCCAGTGAGGGACGCCACGTCCTTTACGATGTCAGATGTTGCCGAGGTGTATTGCAGTTCCTTCGGCAGGTTCTTCATCGCCTCAGTAACAATCGGCAAGCCCGTCAGGTTCGAACGGTTCTGCACGAAGGTCTCGACAATTGGCGAGATGATCTGCGGCGTGAGGGACAAGCCAAAGGTTGAGGCCAACTGCTCGCCAAGCACACGCACAATGCTACGGTTCTCGACGTTGCCGAGCATCGCTTGATAGATTACTTCCGGAACGGTCTGGAAGACGAAGCCCATTTCGAACGGCTTAGGAATAGCCAAGAACCCGTTGTCACCCAGGCCAAGAGCCCGGAGTGGAATGGGCAGTGAGCCGTAGCGCACGTACTCAGGAAGCTGCTTGTACTCTTCGTCATCACCGAACATCGCCTGAAGGCCCATGGCGACACCGAAAAGAATGCTGCCTTTCGCTGCCGTATAGGCAATGGCCTTCGGACCGAATGCACGAGCCGTCACATCAAGACCTTGGATGCGGCCGTTGATGAACGGGACCATGACGGTCAGGTATTTAAGCAAAGCGTTGCTGCCTTGCTTGCGATAGTTCATCGCTTCCTGCGCACGAAACGCAGCTTCGTATTCGTCGCCGGTTTCTTTCAGAACGCGGTCGTAGATCTCCATGCGGGACGCGGCGTCGGACGCATCCGACAATTCGCCGAGATTGTTCCACACCTTGGAGATGATATCGGACAAGGCCTTCCCGCTCTTCGGCACGTAGACGCCGCCCTTGATCGGGTTGAAGTTCGGGTTGAGAAGCTTGGTCGCATCGTCGAGTTCGGGGATCGCCTTGTACCCGCCGATGACGCCATACTGCATGAGAGCGAGAACCTTCTCGTTGTTCTCTTTCTGCCGCATGAAATCAACGACGTTGCGCATGGCGCGAAGCGGGTTGAACGGAACACCGCTCGTGACCCACTGCGACACCGAGTCTCGAATCACGTTCGAGAGAATGTATTCCGGTGAGCGCGTGACGAGTTCGCGATAGCCCGTGGTGAACGTGCCAAAGATCCCCTTGAAGAGATCAGGAACGGGTCCGTCAACAACAAGCAGAGCTTCCGCAACGTCTGGGTTCGACAACGCGATGCGGCGCTCGACGCCGTTCACATAGTACGAGCCTTCGACTTCACCGGGACGAAGCATCTTCTCGCGCTGCATGTACTTGCGCATCTCAGCTTCGTCACCGTTGAACATCGCATTCAACATGGCGTCCTGCTCATCCTTCGAGAAGGAGAGCTGGCGTCCCTCGTTGAGGAACTCCGACATGTTGTAGATCTTGCGGGCCGCAATGTTCTTCTGTGCGGAGGAGATCCAGAACTGCGTGTTCTTCAAGATCACGTCGATGGGATCTTCCTGCAGAAGTTCCGTGCCGCCTTTCGCTTGGCGGATCTTGGACGGAGACAACAGGCCCTTGGAGTTCGTGGGTCCTGTGTAACGACCCGCTGCATCGACGTCGCGATAAAACGGGTAGTAGTCGTTGAACTGCAGGAGATCGTCGGCTTGTTTCTGCGACAAGCGACCAGCGTCCACGTTCAACTTGATCAGAGCTTTGTTGAGTTCCTGATACTGGTTGTACGCATTCACGATCTCAGGATCGGCACTGTGCAGATCGACGATGGCTTGCGCTTCAGCCGGGGTGATCTGGAACTCCAGACCCTTCTGCTGATACGAGTTCAGCACACGACGGGCGACAGCATATTCCGCCCAGTCACGCAGCTTGCCGGACTTTTGCAGATCCAAAAGGAAGGACAGACCTTTCCCCTCGCCTTCAACCTTGATCACGCCGTCGAGCGGATTGTTCGGATCGGTAGTTTTGTAAACCGGAACACCGCCCTTGAACAAAAGCGTGTTCACTTTTGCCAGCACGTTCTCGCGGTCGAGCATCGAAGCATGAGAAGACAGACGCGCAGCGAGAGCCATACGCTGATCGTAGGCCGCAGCAATCTTGTTACCGGCAGCTTTCATCGCAGCAGCAAAGCGGTCATCGAGACGCTTCAGGTAAATGTACTTGTCTACGACTTCACGGCTGAAGGCGTCAGCGAGAGACTGCCACCCGCCTTCTTTGTAGAGCTGCTGAACGCGGTCCGTGAATTGACGGAAGCGTCCCTTCTGTTCAGTAGGAGCGGCAAAGATACGGTTACGCACAGATTGCAGGTCAACAGGTGCGGCCTCTTCACGAAGGACCGTGGGCCGTTCTTCAAGTCTAGAAGTAGGAGGCGGTGCGGGAGGAGTTTCGGGAAGCTTTGCACCACCTTCTTGCCCCATTGCCTTTTTAACAGCAGCAACGGTCGGACGGCCCTGCGTATCGATTCCGGCAGGACGATAGTTGATAACATCCGTCCCCGTCACGCGGCCCATATCGGCCGACACTTCAGCCTTCTTTCCGTACACCTCTTCCATGTACGCTTCGAACTCGCCCTTGCGGGGCGAAATTCCAATCGCCTTAGCAATCGCGACGTAGAGTTTGCGCAGACGGTCGAGGACTGCCTTCTGAAACTTCTCGAACGTGGTCTTTGGAACAAGGCCCTTGGCTTCTTTGGCAAGCCACTCGGCGCCCTTCTCCGCAACCCACTCCGTGAAGCTGCGATAGTAGTCGTCTGTCAATTCCCCAGAACGAACACCGGGCTTGAGATAAATTTCTGCTGGATACTTTTTAGACTTTGAGGAAATGTACTTGTTGTACTGATCAGCGCTAATGCCGATGTAGGACAAGAGCTCCTGCAGGAACTTCGGGTCAGAAGCATCTTTGCGATTGGACAGTGCAAACACCACAGCCGCGCGATTAGCCGCGCCCGGATTGCGCGACTTCACATATTGCTTGATGACCGACTCAAGAACCGCCTTCGGAGCGTTGTACAGGTAGACGTTCTCAATCGCGTGAGACAGCTCATGGAACATCGTGTGCAGGATCTTTGTCTGACGCTCGGGGCCAGTCCCAAATTCCATTGCTAGAACGTCGGGGTTGATCTCAAGGTTCACCTGCTTCGGAGAGAAGACAAGGGACGACCCACGAGGACCGTTGATGCCGGAGTTGACCTTGAGCTTTACCTCCATGCCGGGGAACATACGGGCATGCACTTCCCGCATCATGTCCATCCCGCCTGGAATAACGGACTCAAACCTGTCGTTGTCTTCCTTCGTAACGGTGATCAGGGACGTTGCTTGTCCGGGGGCCTGCGTCCGATATTGGTAGCCCGGACGATTGGGACCAAGGTTTACATCAACCCGCTGACGCTTCGTGTCCTGTTGTGCAAACGGGATCGCGCCGGGAGTTACGCCCGGTTCAGCACCCGCGCCAAACGGCATGGGCTCGGCGCCTGTTGGAGCAGGGGTCGGGGCAGCGGGAGACGGAGCAGGTGCCGCCGGCTTCGGAGCAGGGGCTTGTGTCCCAAGACCAAAGGATCCGGGATCAAAGCGAGGAACCGTCAGCGTCCCTGTGTTGGGTCCAGTCTTGAGAGCATTTGCAACGAAAGCAGTAAGCTGAGAGCGGAATGCGGTTCCAAGAGTGTCGATGTCGTCGTCCGACAGACCTTGGGATTTCAGCCAGTCCCGATAGAGAAGGTCCTTCGGCTTCTGTTCCTTCTTACTTGTTTGGAACAGAGCCTTCTCCAAGTCACTGGAGAAATTGAGCGTGAACTTTCCTTGATTCCCATAGGTGTATGTCCACTTCCCGAGCTGGAGATTCTTGGGCAGCGACGGGGGATTCGGAACAGTAAAGATCTGTGGTCCTTGGACCGTGGTCGGTGCAGGGGCTGGCGCAGGTTCGGGTTCCGGTGCCGCCGTAATGGGAGCCGGGGTGGGAGCAGCAATGGGTTCCGGAGCCGGGGCTGGCGTAGCCGCAGGTTCCGGCGGTGCAGCAATCTTCGGAGCCGGAGCCATGGGCTCTGGACCTTGGGCAGTAGGCGGAGCAACAGGTTCAACACCCGGTGCCGGAGGTTCTACAGGTTCTGGGGCAGCGCCTGGTTCAACGCCCGCCGCAGGTGCAGGAGGAGGCTCACCGCCCGAGGGTTCGCCCCCAGCCGGAGGTTCTCCTCCAGGCGTCGGGACCTGTTGACGGGTCGGTTCGGGTTCACCCGGAGCACGAGGTTTACGGAATGTAATAGCCCCGGCCGCGCCGCCCATGGCACCGCCAAGCAAGCCGCCGGCAATCGCTGCGTCTTTCAGTTCCTTCTGAACTTCCGGACCAAACTGCGCAATCTTTTCAGGGTTTGCTTGCAGGATTTCGAGAGCCTGCTGACCACTTTCCGTCAGCGCTTCCGTTGCGCCGGACTCAACGCCACGACGGACAAAAGCAGCAAAGCGGCTTCCTGCCGCGGCCGGGCTTAACCCCGGAACGCCTTTGAGGATGGTGGCCAAGGACAGTGTATCAAGAGCGGATTGAGCAAGAGCAGCGCCACCCGCAGCAGCCAACGAGGTCTGCTCGAAGGGAGTGCCTTCTTCCATCTGGCGTTGGATGTTGTAGCCAGTGAAAGCCCCGGTTCCTACCGCCGTAGAACCTGCAGCAGCAGCCGCAGCCGGTGATAGACCACGGGCCGCAGCAAGGCCAACAGCACCAGCAATACCACGTAGGGCCAGACCACCAATACCACCACCGACTTGGAGCAGCATCTGAGGAGCAGACTCCCCAAAGCGCTCATATAAATAGCGGCCAAACTTGTACGCACTATCGACATCTTCGAAGCTGCGTGTCTCGGGTTGGTATCGGGCAGCTACATCTTGCTGCCGTTCTTCAGCGCGGCCAATATATTCTTTGGCTGTTCCTTCCGCACCAACGGCCTGAGCCACACGAGCAAGCGCAGTTTCCCCGGCGCCTTTCAAACCTTCGATGCCAGCTCTGAAAGGAGAGATCCGTGGACCACGGCCCTGCAGTTCAAGAGCAAAGTCAGCCTTGTCGATCTTGGATTCCGGCCCACCAAACCGCTGCCAAAGGGCATCTACAATCTGGTCATCCTTTGCCTCGCGAAACTCGGGAAAAGTTTCACGGTACTGTTGGATCAAATTGGCCACGGGTTATTCCTCGTCGGAAGAAACTGACTCTGCCTTAGTGCCCGGCAATCCTACCAGAATTTTCTGATACTCAACGGGGAAAAGTCGGTTTGTTTCCTGCGTAATGTACAACTGACGCTGAGCTTGGAGAGCGGGGGCAGACATGGTCATATACTTTGGATTGCTCTTGACCATGTTATCCCAGCTCTTGCCGGCTACTTCCTCGGCTTTTTGACGGGCAACAGCCATACGCATACGCTGCATCTGTTCTGCCGCTGCAGGACGTGACGCATAGTACGCGGCCTGACCTGCATATACCGGCTCCATGGCTTGAAGGCGGCGTTCTTGCAGACGGTACTCACGTTCCGCTAAATCGCGGCGCATCGCTGCGTCTTCGTCCTTACGACGTTGCTGTTCGAGGGCCATGAAGGAGGCAAGACCAGCTTGACCACCTTGACCAATGTTGGTGATCGCATTCGGGCTGCGGCCACCGGCAATAGCAAGACCGGCCTGCATCAGAGCAAGCCACATATTTTCCTGCCTGGCCAATGCGGCTTTAGATTCACGCTCAGCCTTGATGTCCGTAAGATCGCTAGACTTGCGTTCAGCCGGGGCAGGAAGAGGAGGAGCCTTCTTTGGCTCTTCCTTCTTCGGAGCCTCTTCAGGCATACGACCGCCCATAATCCCGCCAGCCTTAGAGATTTTTGGTCCAACATCCCCAGCGGGAGAACCCATTTCTGGAGAAGGCGTGTATGGGACATCTGCTGTGGCAGGATTGCGGTCGGTCAAGCCGACCGTTGACCCCCAGCTAAAATCGCTGATGCGACCGCTGGATGGAGGTTCAGGAACTTCGGAATCACGAATCCCAAAAAGCGGACGACGGGCCGGCTCCAGCGCCGGGGTCATGGCGTTGGGATCGGCCGTGGTCCGAGCTCCACTTACACCGGTACCGGTGAGAGAAGGAATACCAATGCTGCGACCCATGTCACGGCGCATTTCGGCCAGCGTCGGTGGACGATCCATGCCGGGAGGATTCCACATGAAATCCTTAACCCGGCTCCAGATGCTGGGGGTTTCCACCATGCCACCTTCTTGGAAGCGGGGAAGCATTCCCATCTGAGCCATCTGCTGCATCTGCGCAGCTTGAGCAGCTTGCGGGTTTGGCTGCGGGACCATGCCCATCGTAGCCGGGGGCCGTGTCATCTGAGGACGTTCGCCTTCAGCAAACATCTGGAACTCAGCCCGGCCAAGATCCAATAGGTCTTGAGCCATGCGTTCGCGCTTGGCTCGGTCGTTGCTGTCAACTTCGCCGCCTTCGGCATAGCCGGCGACGTCGTCTTCCAACATCGACGTGATGCCGACGCCCTTGGCAGAACGCTTCGGAGCATTCTTCTTAAACATCTTGCGAGCGAGAACGCGGCTCATCTAAGCCTCACTTATTAAGCAGGTTGTAGGCGGACAGACCCGCGATACCGAGACCCGTAGCCTGAGAGACCAAGGACGGTGACGGTGCTGTCGAAGCAGCGAGGGTCTGCTGTGTAGACGGAGCGCCTTTGTAGATATCGGACAGGAACGAGATACGTTGGAACGGCTCATACTGTGCCTGAAGCGAGGTTTGACGCGCGGCGTCGAGAACCTTCTGCTGATACCCCTGCAATTGACCGCCGAGGTTGTACATGAAGGACACGTCGCCCTGACCAAGGCCCGAGGTGAGTTGTCCAAGTTGCGCCTGCTGCTGACCAAGACCTGCAATACCGGCAGCGCCCGCCTGCTGTAGTTGGCCCGCCGAAACCGCGGCCTGACCAAGCTGCTGCCCCGCAGCCAAACCAAGTTGGCCCGCGCCCAAAGCCATGTTGCCGGCCTGCTGCAAACGGGCCTGCTGGTTCTGAAAAGCGTTCATCGCAGCTTGCTGCGCCTGCTGATAGTTGGTCGAGTAATCCTGTGCTGCAGTGCGAGCCTGTTGCTCAAGCACGTTGCGCTGAAGTTCTCCGCGCTGAACGCCTTCTCGGCTACCGCCAAAGGCTCCCGAGCGAACGGCCTGCGCCGCAATACCGGTTTCCGCAATGCGACCCTGACGAGCAATCTCACCGAGGGTGGCCTGCGTTGCCGCCTGCTGGTACGGGTTCATGTAGTCATAGACGGCATTCGGGTTGTAGCCCTGCGCCCCCGCAAAACCCGCTGCTGTGCCGATGTCCGCCGCACCGACGGCACGTTGCGCCCCACCGGTAACAGCACCAATAGCCTGCTGACCATACATGGGGAGACCGGCATACAGGCCCCCAGCCTGTTGATAGGCCGTACCCGCCTGTTCAAGATAGGGGCGGTAGGAGCCGATTCCCTCCTGAGCCATGCGAACAGCTTGCTGCTGTTCGGGGGACAGGCCAGCAATCTGATAAGCTGGAAGGTTTACCGGGACGTTAGCGCGTTCCTTGGCCAGTTGAAGAAGGCCAAGCTTATAGGCTTCAATCTCGGGGGCTTCCCGAACAATCTGTTCCTGAATGGTTGTCTCAGCCATGTCAGGCCCTCTTTTCCAACTGGTTCATGAGTTTATAGAGCCGCTTGGCCCCCTTGATGCGGCTTCCGTCACCGGCTCCGCGGACAGCCTTGGCCGTCAAAACAAATTCGCCGTCGCTCAGCATGGCTGGGACATCGTCGCTCGTGCCGGTTCCCGGTCCGTTAATGTGACCACCGTCCTTGGCGTAGTAGCGCGGCATCTGACCGTAGTACCCGGTCGGGAATGCCGGAGAAACTGTGGGGACGATTGTGGGAGGCGCGACGGGCTGCGCTTGGAAGTTTGCCGGATTGAACCCATACTGAGAGGGGTTCTGCGCAAGGAGTGTGGAGCCCGTCACACCGGGTGTCGTAAGAACCGGTTGGGGTTGACCACCCTGCTTCCCAGAACCGCTGAGAAGCAGACCCGCGCCACCGGCCAAGGCTAGAGCAGGTAAAGGATTAGCTTTAACCCAATCACCCACGCCGCCGAAAAGATTCCCGAGACCACCGGCAACGGGAGTGTTTGCTGCAACAACGTCGGGACTTGAGGCATACGGTTGTCCGCCCACAGTGGCGTTAACGCCGGTGGCTTCAAAGACTGCCCGACTATTTGGGATTGGAGTGTTGGGGCTTAACACGCCTCTCGCTGAGAGCGGGGTGTTGGCCGCAGAAGCGTCAATTCCGCCGCCACCGTCTGGAATCCCCTCAAGACCAGACCCCGGACCAATGCCAGACGCGCCTTCTGCCCCAGTGGCGCCACCGCCAAAGATGCCGGAGATGCCACCTGGCGCAAGAGATGCTGCGGCGTAGCTGCCAAGACCACCGAGCAAAGCGCTTGTCAGGGCTTGAGCGGGCTTCTGACCGGCGATGAGACCGCCCACGCCAGAACCGACAGCGCCGACAATGGCCGAACCTGCCGCTGCCGATAGGCCAAGGGCGCCGCCGACGGCAGCACCGAGACCCGGAACAACAAAGTTCAGGGCAACGGGGAGAATGACCGGTGCAGCCTTCTTCAAGAAGTTGCCGACCTTGGACCAGAAACTCTTAAACTCCGGCAGGCCCGTTGCCGGGTTAATCGTACCGTAGCCGCCCATAGCCTTGAGGGCTTGCGCTTCGCGGGGTGTGATGTGGGCAAGCATTGTGTCGCCGTGACGGCCGGCCTTACGGACCTTCTCGGCCATCGACACTAGACCGCCCTTTGCAAACGCTTCTGGGCGACGGACCTCTTCAAGGGCCGACATAATCATTTGGCGAAGGATGCTGAAGAAAGTGGGGACGTACTCGCCGGGAAGATCGCCCGGCTCTACAATCCCACGCTGAATGAGGTTGGCCACAGAGCGCTTGTAGTTGCCAGCATTCTGCATCAGGTAATCAACACCGCCCAAGAAGTCCCGAAGCTCCGGCTCGGAAAACTCTTTGAGATCATTGGACAGTTCGCGCAGTTGCTCAATCTCGTCGTTCGAGACCTTCATCAAAAGACGACCGAGCGTCCCCGCTTCCTCGGTGGAGATACCGGGAGCGCCGCCCGCTTGGGCCGGCATATCTGTTGGAAGTGCTGCGATACCCTGCATAACCAGTTCCTTGATTGGATAAGAGCAGGGGCCGTAGTCCTGTTGCGGCCCCCAAACCTACCTTTTTCAGACCGTTACAGCAACTGCTCCGACGGATGCCGTTGCTGAAATACCTGCCGGATAGGGCTCATTTGCGCGAACAACCTTGAGCACGCCATCCACTTGAAAGAGTGTCCCAACCTCAAGCCCATAATCATTGGACTGGAGATTGGTGAAAACTGTTGTTGTTTGCCGTCCTTCGCCAGGCGACCGGATAGCAACAACGAGGCGGTTCAGCGAATTGATGAGGTCCGCCATATAACGCTGGTCGTAGTTTGGCCCCGGAAGGGGGAAGGTCGGAAACTGGACCCGTTGATCCATTACCGTCTCCCGTCCGGACGAATGTCGAGACGCGGGCTACCCAAGCGCCAACCCATATCGACTTCGTTGCTCTCGACCCGGAGAACAACGGACCGCCCACGGAGACGGACAAAAGCCTGATCCGTGTACTGGCCAATTGGTGTACTCGCCACCTTCACAATCGGAGAGGTTTCGTTTTGGGAGTAGTTCTGGCCGGGGTAGTTTTGCATCTTCAGAACAAGGTCTACGGTTTTTCCCGTGCCCTGAGATCCGGGGGTACGGATGTTCAGGTCCGGGATGATTCGATTGACGAACATGAACTGATCGCCGTCGCTGATATCGAAAGGCGAGCTTTCGATATACGCGTTGAGCGGTAGGTTGGGGACCGTGCTGCCGTCGTTCTGCCCGTACTCGTGATAGTAGAGCTTGTTATCGGCGGGGCTTGAGGCCGTGGGATACTGACGGAGAACCCGGTCGATCCATGCCGTGCGGGCCAGACTGCCGTAGCTCCACACCTGCTCGACATAGTTATACGTCACGTAGCTATCGCAGTCAGTCCCGCTCGTGCTCTGATAGAACCATGTTACCTCGTTGAACGAGACGTTGACCCCGGCGTTGATCTTGTCGCCTTGAGTCATGTCCACACGTTCAAAGATGTACTCTTGGATCGGGCACTGGATGCGCTGCACCTGACCGGTGAACACATAGAAGCCGTCCTTCGCCATCCAAAAGACGGCGTCGTCCACCGCGATTGCAGCGTTGAAGCCGGCAATCGAAATGTTGTTCGCCATCGCATCAATGCCAAAGGTGTACGGGGGACCAATGAACTGCATCGAATAAAGTGCAGAGTTCGTAAAGATCGCGACTGCTCTCTTGGTTTCAACGGCGCAGACGATGTAGCTGCCATTGCCAAGACGGAGATCCCCGGCCGTGTTATCTGGTGTGGAGGTCCACGTTGAATAATCTTCTTGGTTGCTCCAGCGAACGATCATGGGGTCTTGAATGCCGTCGCCAAAATCGGCGCCGAACGCAATCACATGACGATCACGGTCAGAGACCAGAATCTGCGTAGCCTTTGTTGGGCAAGTTGGATCAGAGGACAAGGAGTCGAGAGCGACAGCGCGAGTGCCAAAACCGGTCGTGTAATCCCAGTAATAAATGCCGGCGTTCTGCGCATTGAAGATCAGGTCTTCGCCGTAATTGTCCATGGACCACAGACGAAGAGCCGTGATAGCGCTGCCATCTGCAGGCTGACCCCAACCACGATCCCCGGCTTCAGCGTATGCCGTCACCGTTCCACCGCCCGTGGCAGAGGAAGTAGCGGTCGTGCTGACCGTAATCGAATAACTGTTGGCATTGATGTATGTGATCTGGAATGTAGCAGCAAAATACCCGGCCGAAATACCACCGACCGCGGATGCGCCCGAGAACGCAACATACTTGCCCGTCGTCAGACCGTGACCCGTGTGAGCGACGGTGACAACAGCGGATCCAGAGGACGTCGTGAACGGGTTCGTCAGGGTCGAGACGGTGGGGATAGGCCATACGCCTGCGCCCCAGCCGTCGCCACCGAGGCTTTGATCCGTTCCGACGTTGATCTGATAGGAGGCTTGGACCGAAGTGCCACCGTTGCCCGTGTCAGAGGCGTTTGCAACAACGCCTACGTTGATCTGATATTGATTGGCACTAAGGCGAGAAGTGACCTGAAACTCTTGGTTGAGGACCACCGCCGTGATGTTGCCGCCAAGAGAGACAGCATTCGTAAAGGTTACGAAGTCGCCCTCATAGGCGCCGTGACCGACGTCAGTGACAGTGATCGTCGAAGATCCGTTCGTCGCGGTGAATGGATTGTTGAGCGTGACCACCCGGCGTAGAGGAGTGATGTCGTTATAGTAGGTTCCCTCTTCGACGTAGAACTTTAGATTCGTTCCAACGCCCATGAGGTTGGACGAGTCGAGCGCGGCCCAATTGTGCAGAGCGCGGCACGTGCCGAGGAAGGTCTCATTGCTGTAGGGTTGCCAGCCGCCAATGGACTCGGGAAACCCAAGCCTGAAGCGGACAAGGTTTACGTCTCGCCAGCCGCCTTCATTGGTGTATGCCGTCTGATCACGGACAACCCCAGGGCGGAACTGAAGTTTGGTCAGAGGCATTCACTTGGTCCTTAGTCGGCCGGGGCGATAACGAGCTTGCCCTCTTCTACCAGCTTCATGATGTTTTGGTAATCCGTGTTGGCGGGGTCAATCGGCACAATGGATGGGACGTCGTTAATGTCCACTTTGATCCCAGCAAGATTTCCAAATTGATCGTTGTAGTATTGAGCGTTACTGTACATCGGTTAAAGCTCCGCGCTTGCAGTGATAAGACCATTAGCCGCAGCGGTTTGATAATAATTAAACCCTTCTGTTGAATTAGCGCCCGTAGAAAATCCTGCTCCTGCGCTAGAAACGGTTGCTGCCGCTCTCATGCTCACTTTATAAAAAAACTGATAAGCAGTAACGCTTGAAGGCGGAATGACTACTGTAGCAGCTTGGTAATATCGCTGACACAACGCTAATTCTTGCGGATAAAGCCGCCGCTCGAATGGCGTTGCAGCGGTTCCAACTTCTAGCTGGACGCCTGTGAGGTAGAAGTTCCCGGAGGAGTTTCCGATAACGGAGATAGCGCTGGTTGCCGACAGGATGTTTCCCGCGACCCATGCTCCGGCAGTCCCACTATAAGTAGAGCCCACACCAAGGCCGAAGGTTACGACAAGGCCTGACGTGTTGTCCGTGGCCCATGTTCCCGTTGTGTCGCCTGGGATAGTGACAGTCTTGTACTCGTAGGTGTCCGCCGCGGAAATTGTATAGGTGAACGGATAGCTACGATTCAAAGACCCGTTTCTGATTGAGCCACCAAACGTCCCAGTAAGAGAGGATCTAACCCAGAAAGAGAGGGTGACGGTCTTAGCTGACGCCGTGCCCCACGCAAGATCAGCAATGTTAAAGCCTTCAACCTGTTGAGTTGTTGCAACGTATTGAGTTGCGCCAAGACTTGCATCGGCAGTCCCAGTTTCAAAATACATGGCGTTCTTGAAACCCGCCGGAGCGTTCGTTGTTTGACGAACGGTCATGGTTCCATCTGTGTCTTCGGTAGAAGCCCAACGGTCGAGAGTGTATTGGGCGCTCGAAGTAAGCGTGACGGTGCCGGTTCCGCGCTGGTAAATTTCCATCGCGCCGTTGATGATCTTATTCCGCATCGCAAACGGGGATGCCATCGCAATGGTTCCCCCCGCAGTCGCGTTGCCGGACGAGTCGAGGACGATGTTCGGAGAGGCCGAAGAAGCGTGTTGAAGATTAGTGGCCTTTAAGGTGGACATCTATCAGCCCTCGTACATCACGTTGATGGTGCCAGCGTCGAATGTGCTTGCGGTCGCCACCACAGCAACACGGTCTAGTGTTCCGGCAAGAGCGATATGCCCTTGGGATGAAACAGTTATGTTGTCATTTCCTCGAAAGAACATTCCATTGCTTACCCATGTGTTTGTGTCCAAAAGAGTGAACACAATGCTGCCAACAATAGTTGTTGTTCCATCGGTAGTTCCCATGCCCCCTAATCCGTCCGTTATTGTTGCAACAGAAATTTGTGGGGTTGTTACATAAGCGACGTTGCCGGTTGAGTAGCCAGTTGTCACAAGACCTGACGAAGTGCCTACACGAAAACGAATAGTTCCAGACGCAGCTAGGCTGACCTGACGCATTGAAATCGTAATGCGCTTTACCCAGCTTGGGATGCCAGTGAAGTTAATCGACGTTCCGCTTGTTGAAGCCTGCGCTGTCATCAACGTCAGCGGCTGAGACAACATCGTTGGGGTTACGGTAGAGGAGCTCCCCGTCACAACTGCAGTGCCGGTAATGCCGGGGACTGTCAGCGTGTAGTCAGATGCTGTTGACGGCGTGTCCAGTGTGACCGAACCACCGCCAGTGGAGTTGAGCTTTAAGGGCATCAGTTAATCCCCAATGCTGCTTTGATCTCGTCGGGTGATTGAGCAGCGTCAATCTGAGATTGTATTGCGGAATACTTATCGCGGATTACCTGACGCGCAGCTTCAGCGGCAGCGGCCTCGGCAGGAATTGTTGCCTTGATGTCGAGCGGAGCAAACTCTTTCGCGCGCTCAGCGCGACGAATGGTATGGCCAATTTGTTTTGCCTTCTCAAGATTGACCGCGACTGAGCCATTGTTTAGCTCCCAAGCCTCAAAGAAGACACCTTGATTCTGCGGGAGGCTCAATGCGCTAATGATGATAGCCCCGGCCGGACAATCTTTTGCCAGCACCTCATCAAGAGGAAGTTCACCAGTGGGGTAGCAGATAGTC